AACCATTGAATTTCGGTAGGGTCTATGCCACCATCAAAAGCCATTTTGATAGTTTCACGAATTAAAGGTGTCATGCTTGTCCCCTTGCTCGGATGGCTGTGGAGTAAGACTTGAGCAATTGGGCGTAATGCAGTGCTGTTTTATCGGGCAATGAACCAAGATTAGTTCGCTCAATAAACTGCGCTATTTCTTCACGCTCATGCTGTGCTACTAGATTGGCAAAGGCTACAAGCCCGTTTGCGTAGGTGGGCTTACCCACAAGCCCCGCCTGTCTAGCCATTTCAATGATTTCTTCTCTTGTCATATTCTCTCCAATGCCCAATCGAGCAGTTCTTGTTGTGTCACGCCATAGTACTTAACAAATCCCTTTGTGCCAAGTCCGTGGATGCCTAAATTGCCGCGATGGTGGTCTACACACAACGGTATCAATGTTTTGTAGTCACCCTTACCCCATCCACCCTCACGCAAATGATGAAGTTCGACAGGTCCGGGTTCATGGTCGCCATGTAAGTGGTGGCACAGCGCACAGCCTAACTGCGCCAGCTTACCCTTATGAATAATCTCTGCGCTCTTCAATGGTGACTCCGTTTGTTGCTGCCCAATAAAGCAGCCACTCAGTAAAGCTTGTTCCTTGCTCTTTGGTAAACCTACGGGACTGCATACCAAGCTGGACGATGCGCTCACCATCTAGGCTAGGCGCAAGCTTACTGATGGTGGTTTGGCTTGTCTCACTTGCCCATTGGTCTATCAGGAATCGCTTCCATGATTCTGAGTTCCAGCGAGAGCCAAGGTGCTGTGCTTGCTTGGCAATCTGACCAATGATGGCATGGTACATCTTCTCTTGGTCACGGGATTTAATTGCTTCTGTCTGCATTCAGCACTCCAATCGCTCTTAAAGCCGCTTCAGGACCGTCAACACGGCACAGCGTACCTCCGAACCAATTTGCAAAAAAGTCTTCCTGTAGAGCCGTTAAACGCTTTTTAGGACCATGTTTTATCTCAATCAGGAAAGTATGGTTGCGGAATCCCACAAGCAAATCAACTGGTAGACCAATAATCCAAACATAAGCACCCGCACTACGAAGCGCACTGACAACAGCTTCTTGATTTGCGTCAACACGAGCAGCCCTCCTCATCAGTATTCCAATCCAAGGTCACGGGCGTTTTGTGCTTTTTTGTCTAAAGCAGCATCAGCTTCAATTTTCTTTAAAGCAGCCTGTAAGCCAGCCAATCCACCGACACGCTCATCATCAATAAAAATCTGAGGCATTTGCCGGGCATCGGGGAATTCTTTGATTAGGTTTTCCCAGCGACTTCCAAGCTCAACATCAATCTCAAGGTAGTCCAGCCCTTTAGATGTCAAAAGTTGTTTGGCAGCAACGCAGTTGGGGCAGTTGCTTTTGGTGTACATGTTGATGTTCATTCCAATCTCCCTTCGCGCATATCGCGCATGTATTGTCTTATCCTCATCGGAGCGCCAGCACCATACAAGCGTTCCGTACTTTCTATTGCTTGGTTAACCCAAGTCTTGTCTTTGTTTGATTGATAGGTACGAAAGAGCATTCTTGCCATACCCATCTCTAGTATTCGTCTATCTGGAAGTTCTCCAGTGTGTTTACGATATTTCTTCGGCAGCATTTAAAACCCACATCTTTTTGTCTTTTTTGATTTTCTCATTAGTAGACAGATGCGCCAAGACGCTGTGGACTTGTCTCCATGTCCAGCCAGTAATTTCAATAAGCTCTTGACGGGTTAGACCACCATGCTCAAGCAGCTTCAGCATTGCGTATGTACGGGTCATGTGTTTTTTTCCTTGAGTTTGGCTACAATTCTTCGCCCAAACCAAATGCCTTCGGCTTTATCGTTTTGCGGAGTCAGCACCCATTCAGTTTGAATCTCCTCATCCGTCAACCCAACCCATTCACGCTTTAAAGCTTCTTTATGAAGACAAGTACAAGTTCTAGGATTGCCTACATACCAGTTATTGCCACAGTCCCCACAATAAAACTTAAACATTGTTTTTCTCCTTGAGTTTGGCTTCGATGGCTATGGCAAAACGCAAAGTGTCATCGCGTGGGGAAATGCCCTCTTGAGACTTGACTGCGGCTTCACAAATGTCCTTTTCCGTCAGCCCAACCCACTTAGCCTTACGAACAGGGCAGTCACGCCCTTGTATGCAATCGTATGTGCAGCAATCCATTCCGCTTGATTTGTTAAACCTGTCTCTCAAAATTTGTTTGCCAAGGTTGCTGTGCTTCTCAACATCGTTAAAGGCTTCTTCCTCTTCTGGAGTCCAATCAGTCATTTTTTATCTCCTGCTGTGGAAAATGAAAGGTTTGAAATTTGACAGCAGTTTCTCCATCTTTGGTAAGCACAACAAGTGTTGCCGCACTTAAGTCATTGCCGTAAATTGCGCTTAACGCTCTCCATACTCTTAACATTTCATTATTCATAGTGGTGAGTCCTCAAAGTTTTCAGGGTTGAACTTAGGTTGGCGCTTGTCTTTGTGCAATGGGTTTGGGAAAGGTGGAAACGGACTCATGCTTTACTCCATTGTTTTTTAAGTTGGGCAAGTTTTGCTAATCCTTCTGCTTTAATTCTGTCTGCTTCAATCTGCTCATGCAAGGTTTTCTTGCGTTCAATTAAAACCATTGGCTTCACAGGAATCTCAGGACCGGCATTACAAAGATTTCTAAACTTAATGGCGCTTGGAATAAACTCTCCGTCCAATTTGGCAATGGCAAAGTCCATGCTTGGTCTGTATGTCAAGAATTTACCTAATTGAGTTTTCCATTCCTGCCTAACAAACTCTGGGTCAAGTCCATCAAAGTGGCGGTTAAATGGCGCACCAAAAATAGCCATCATTCTTCCAAAGATGTAATCAAGCCCTTGGTCTTGGGTACAAAAATCAGTTTCCGAGTAACTTGACATTGCTGCTTCCTCCGATTAGTCCACGGGTTAACCCTGATATAACTCTTTGATTCATTTGACCAGTTTTGCTGAGATTCTTTTCATCAGGCTTTAACCAATCAGCTTGTAAACCTTGTGACCCTCTTGCACACCAGACAGACAAAAAGTCACTAAACGACATATTTGCTTTTGACGCTTCTTTTCTTGCGCTGTTAACAACAGTCTCAGTTACTGGCGCATTTTTGGCTTTTCTAAGTTGCTTCCAATCATCCCAAATTTGTTGGTCAACATCTGGTGGGCAAGCAACGCCAGTTGCTTTCTTCTTTGTCTCTGTCTCTGTCTCTCTCTCTGTACTATCACTTTGATATCCACTTGATATCACTTCGATATCGTCTTGTTCCAACCAATGAGACAGCTTGATAAGTACTTCTTTAGTTTTAATTTCAGTAAGTCTTAGACGAAAAGCAAGTGTTTTTACATTTGGAATACGACCTTCATCTTCACTTGCAATTAACCAAAGCATTACAAGTACTTTTGCTGACAATGGGTCTAATTCATGCCAATCAAGGTCATCAAGAATGTCCCTATACAACTTTACCCAAGGTGGTCGCCTATCCTTAAAGTGCTGAAACTTTGACCAATTTTTTATTTTCATAACAAGCCCAAAAAAAAGGGGCTACACCTGAAGTCTCACCCTTTCGGATGTTGGCGGACTGGCACAGTACCAGCAGACTTCATGTGTAACCCCACTGTGGAACGCCGCCAAGCGTCTTTTGGAAAATTATACCCGACTAGGTGACCTTCTCAAGTCCTGTCGTTTTGACGCAACATTCCCGATGTGAAAATAATTGCAATGAGGACACTTGTAGATTGCCAAGCCGTTTTCTCTGCGTCTACTAATAATCATTTCGGCAGCAGAATAGGTTGGGTATTTGAACTTACCCAAGCATTGTGATTCTTTGTCAGTTGTGTATGTCATGCTTTCCCATAGACATTAATTTGTACAAGCTTCTGAAGTCTCTCTTTATTTCGCATATCAAGCATTTTCAAAGTTGACATCATATTTGCTTTTTCTTGTTTAGTAAAAATACTTGATGGCAAGGTAATGTCCCAAGGGTCTTTGTATTCGCTTTTCTTTGTTGTTACTTTTGGTTCACTGAGTTTGTAGAACGGTACATCTTTTGTTTCTTTTCCGAATGTTCTTTTCTCTTTGTGTGAGAACTCAATCAAACCTTCTTCTTCTAGCTCATCGCGTATCTTTTTTACATCAACATCTTTGAAGTGCCATCTGACTGCATCACGAACTTTACGATGTGATTGTGGACCGGCTTCAAGTCTTGCAAGATACATTTGCTTGGCGTAATAGTGAGACAATTAAAACTCCTTTGTTAAGGGAGCGAAGAATACCAGAGTTGCAAAAAATCTACACAACAACAAAAAAATATTTACATGCGTTAAAAATTTGATACAGTGTGTGTTCCTTAACTTTTGGAGATTGTCCTTATGCACACACAAGAACTCAGACGCAAAGCGCGACAGCTTTACAACAATGCGCTAGTTCCACAAAGCCTCAACCAACACAACCAGCGCAAATGGGTACGCTCTGTACTCCAGCTTGGTGACAAATGGTTGCTTGCTAAACAAGTTGAACGGATTGCTTGATGCCACAACTCATCGGACTAATCTGTTTCTTTGCTTGGCTTACACACATCTTTACATGCTTCGCAGAAGGTCTTTGGGGCTTTCTAATTGCCGGGGCAATACTGTTCCCTATCGGGATACTTCACGGTTTTTACATTTGGTTTAGATAAGGCGTTCAGCAAGCCTTTTGATTGCTGTTTTTTTAACTGGAGAATAGAAATGGGATTCATTGCAAAAGACAATGGTGGCGAAGGTAACTTCAAAAAAGTACCACCGGGTGTTTATGTGGCTAGATGCTACTCACTAATTGACATGGGTACGCAAGTATCTGATGGTCAATACGGCTCTAAAGAGCAACACAAAATTCGTATTGGATTTGAGATTTTTGGTGATGACGATGAAGGCAACCCACTGACCATCGATATGGATGGCAAGTCAATGCCTTTGACTATCAGCAAAACATACACATTGTCCCTGCATGAGAAAGCTGGTCTGCGTAAAGACTTGGCTGCATGGAGAGGACGCGACTTTACTGATGAAGAAGCAAAGGCATTTGATGTGTCTAAGCTCTTGAGTGTCTACTGCATGTTGAACATCACAACAAGTGAAAACAATGGCAAGACATACACCAACATTGCCGGCATCACACCGCTTCCACAAGCACTAAAGAATGCCAAGCCAGCACCAGTGCATGAAGTGGTTATGTTTGACTTAGATGCGCCTGATTGGACTGCCTTCCAAGGCTTCCATGAGAAGCTCCAAGAGACAATCAAGAAGTCTCCAGAGTTTGCTATGGCTGCTGGTAACGCTGTACCTGAAGAGGCAGACTTCTGATGACAAGCCTCTACGAACTCGCATATGATTTTCGCAACCAGCTTGACGAACTTTTTGATGAGAACGGGGAGGCAACTCCCGCCTTTGAAGAGTTTCGTATGCAGCTTGGCAATAAGATTAATCAGGTAGCTGCCTATGTGCTTAACTGTGAATCTGACGCTGACCAATGTAAAGAGGTTATTGACAGAATCCAAGCCCGTAGAAAGGCTTATGAGCGCAAAGCAGAGCGACTAAGGACTTACCTTGCCGAGAACATGAAAGTGGCTGGAATCACCGAAATAAAGGCTGATGACAGGTCTTTTGTTATCAAGCTTTATCCAGAGCGTGATGAGTCGGTTCAGATTGATGACGGCATAGCTTTTCCGATAGAGCTTTGCAACATTAGGCAGCCCGAACCTAGCAAGCTCAAAATCAAAGCGGCAATCCTAGCTGGTGAACCCATCATTGGCGCAAGGATTATCACCAAAGACCGATTGGTCATAAAATAAATTCTGGGGGAAAGCGGATGCTGTGGCAACTTGCTTGCGGACGACACGGTGCAGCGAGTACCCCTTCTTTATATGCAAAACTCAATGCGAAACCCATATGCAGCGCATGTGGACTTCAGGGATTTTGTAGGACTAATCCCAAACAACCCATTGTTTCTGCCTAGCAATGTAGACATGATGGCTGAACGACACGGCAACTTCTTTGTTGGTGAATGGAAAAAGCCAAATGAAGGGGTCAGCAAAGGTCAACAGTTACTGCTTCAAGCTTTAGCTGCCACACCGAAATTTACCGTTGTACTGATAAACGGCACAACCGATGGACCTACTACTTGGGTTGGTGATTCATTCCAATTAGATGAAAACCTTAATGGTTCTAAGATTGGTAAAAACTTGCAAGACTTACAAATGTATTACCAAAATTGGTATAAAAAAGCACGATAAGGAAACACATGTCATACGCAAACACAGAAATGAGGGTTTTGCAGTGGGGAGAAGCCAGAGGCATTGTGCAGAACAGCACACCATATGCCCAAGCTGTTAAAACCCGTGAGGAATTGATAGAACTATTTACAGCCATTGCCAAAGGTGACAGGGCTGAAATGGCTGATGCATACGGGGATATTCTTGTAACCCTAGTCATGGGTTGCGCCTGTGCTGATTTAGACCTTGTAGAGTGCTTTAAAGGCGCTTACGAGGAGATTAAAGACCGCAAAGGTTATCTAAACAAAGAAGGCATCTTTGTCAAAGAGTAAGGAATAAAGCTTTCTCTGCTTTTCTGCGCTTTACGAGTCCCGGCAATTCTTTGCCGCCTCCCTTGGTCCATTGCATGAATGCTTCAGCAGCGGCTTCCCATTCCCGTCTGTTGGTTTTCATCCGAATAGTAGAGCGCTGAAAATTGCCCAATCCGGCATTGAAGGCAAAACTGACGCACGCATCGAAAGCCCCTTGACGATTAAATAAAGCGGGAGCAAGTCTAAGAACACCGCGTTCAGTAGGACCGACATCATCTTCGAATAGTTTATAGATTTCTTCTTTTGACCAGACACGATTGTCCTCCGGCTTCAATGGGTACTCACTACGAATCATTGGCGTATCTTTTCCTTCTACCCTAACAACAGGTAAACGGATTTGTTCCTGATACAGCACATGCCCATATCCAATGGTCCAAATGTGAGCAGGACACAGGTAAGGCTTATTCCTGTATCCCTCATACTGGTGCATCAAGTTAGCGCCAGCTTCGCTCAATTTCATTTTTTGCTCCAGCCGCGAGAGCCAAACCAAAAGCCTACGATACCGCCAAGCATAGCCATTTCGTCACTAGAGAAAATGATGTCAGCAATACGAATCAAATCATCTACTGTGACAATCAAGCCGGGATGTGAATAGACATAGTATGCAATCCAAGCATTGATGGCGCAAAGCTCTAGGATAAATATGTAGGTAACTGTTGGGCGAACAGTGCCAATGTAGCTTGCCACCCAAGTACTAGCCTTTTCCAAAATCTGTTTGTCATGGTCATAAGCCGCAACAGTCATTGCTGCTTCAGTCTGCATGGAGATTTGGTCAGTTCGAATCTCTTCAATCTTTTGTTGGGCAGCAAAACCCTGTGCAATCATTTGCAGTTCTTTATCTGCCTGAACACGGGCAAGAGCTAACTCATGCTTTTGGTCTGCTTTGTTTTGAAAGTACTCAAGCAATTTAGGTAAGCCAGAAATTAGCAAACCGCCAAGGGTAGAAAATAGTGAAAGCATTTAAAGTCCAATCATTCCAAGAAGTTTATCTACAATTTTTCCCGCCAACTCATCCGGTAAGTATTGAAGCAGACCAAGCACCCACCAAGCAATGTACATCCGTACAAAGATTTTAAGGAATTGGTCAAATTGCTTTTGGTATTCATTCACCGACCACACCTTGACTTAGCGCAAAAGTCTTGTATCTCAGCAATACCCCAACCTACTGCACCTAACAACATAACGATAGCAACTATGCCAAAAGCCCAAGCCAATTGTTCTTGTTCTTGTTCTTTGCGTTTCTTTTCATCGGCTTTGGCTTGCCGTGCTAAATGGGCATCTTCAACATCCATTTGTTGTTGGCGTTCTTTAATCTTTTGCCATACATCAGCGCGTCCTGTTGCTTGAAATAAAAGCATTAGTTCGGCTTCAAAGCGCTTGGCTTCATCCAAAGCCATTTCAATTTGTAGCGCTGTACCAAGATTAGATTTATTGCCCGAACGCTTGGCTTCAACCATTGCCCGTGTTGCAACGCTTTTGGCATCGAACATTTTGGCAATCATGGGCGTTAAGCCCGCTAAATCGTTAGCGACCTTACTAGCCTTCTTTACTAGCCCAATCGCTTGCTGTAGCCCTTCTAGCGCTATTAGTGGGTCAATCATTTGCGTTCAACCTTCTTCCATTCTAGGCAAACAACCTTTCGGTTATAAACATCACCTGTCCATGTCCATCTAACGCACCGATATTCCGCTGCTTGTAAAACTAGTACAAGCATCCATGACATCAGTACCAGCCGGATTGCTTCTTGGCTAACTGCAAATGCTGATACTTAAAATAGATATTTGCTATAAGACCAATTAAACCAATGGCTACACCGCAGACAGCACCAAACTCATTAGCTGTTAATCCAAAGAATATGGCACTTCCAGCACCACCATAAGTAGCTACTGATGCAACTTTAACTGCTGCTGCTGATGCCGCCTCTGCGGTGTGCTGTTCCATTTTATTTAGCCTCTACATCCGTTACTGAATCTAATGAAGTTTTCAGCATGTTCAAGAATGCCTGTTTGCCAACTTCTAATTGGTCAACATTAAATTTAGCAGACGATATCTTGCGGTCTAAATCAATTACATGATTGACCAGTTGCTGTTGCTCCTGTGTCATATCTTCGAATTGATATTCAACGCCATCAATACTCAAGGGGGTCTTTTTTTCGTTTCCCATGATTATTTCCTTTTAATGCGCCACCAAAATCGGGTGGTGGCTTCTCGTTTTACCATTGTTTGCAAACTCTCCGTGTGCAATTGAACGCCACAAATCCATAAAATCAGCGGCATCATCTTTTGTAATAAATCCAGAAACTTCTTTTGTCTTATTGTTAAAAGACAATGAGCATCTCCAACATTTATTTTGTTTGCTGTAACTTACGCCTTTTATACCTGAAGTATTATGCCTTGCAAGTCGAGAATTTTGATTGTTTGTTTGCCTTGTTGCGGCTCTTAAATTCTCAATTCTATTGTCAGCAGGATTCCCATTTATATGGTCAATAACTTCAGGCAAATATCCATGGTGCATTAGAAAAATTATTCTATGAGTACCTGTAGATGGAAAGCCATTTTTATAAATAACTCGTCTATAGCCTTTTTTATCAAAAGCACCAGCCTCTTTATTTGCATAAAGAGTATTAAAAAATTTTGCACGACTTACATTTAGAGGTTTTGGCTTCCAGAATAAGATGCCATCAACCTCATAGAATAACTCATGCACTAATTCTTTAG